GCCCATCAGCGCGCCCCAGGGTTCAACTGCTTGCGTTGCAGCACGAAGGCGGCAGCACCCGGACCATAGCGCTGATCAAAGTCCGCCATGTGCGCTTGGGCATTCGGGCCGGCGGCCCCTTCAAAGAAGCGCGGCAAATGCTGGTTGTTGAACCAGTTGGCCTCGGGTGATCGATACCTGGCCTCCAATGTTGTCGTGCCCGTGTTCGGATCCCGCTCACCCAGACCCTTGAAGATGCTTTGCGCCTTCTGATCGTAATCCGCCATATGCTGGTAGCCGCGCTGTAGTTGCTGCCGCAGCAAGGCCTCGATCGCAGGCTTTTCCATCGTGATCTCGCCGGCTTGCGCCTTGCCCATCGCAGTCTCGTAGCCGCTCACCGGCTTGAGGTCCTTGACCAACTCGCCCACGGTCGAAAGCAGCTTCGCCTTGAGCAACTCGGTCGAGCCGGCTCGCTCGGCCAGTTGCTTGTTCTGTGTCGCCCAGGCTCCCCACTTGGCCAGATCGAGCCGGGTATTCGCTCCCGCCCCGATGAAAACGCCCTTGTTCATGGCGTCGAGCGCCATGGTGAAGTCCTGCATGCGCTCGGCGGTCTTGCGCACCGATGTCTGTTCGTCGCTCATCGCCTTGCGCACCTCGGGCGCCGGAGCGCCGGCTCGGAGCTGGATCTGATTGTCGACGATGGCTTGGTTCTTTTCCGCGATCTTCACCGGATCGGTCTTGGACAAGTGCTCGTCATAGAGGCGCTTGTTTTCCTCGTCGATCAGGCGGTCCCGGCGCGTGATCTTTTCCTTGGCGAGCCCAGTCTGCTCGACATGCAAGCGATCGTTCTCCTCCTTGATCCTGGCAGCAGCATTGACCGCCTGCGTGCGCAGACCTTCGCCGGTGTAAGGGTTTGTTGAAATCGCTATCGCCCGATTGTATTTTTCCCGCAACTCCGGATTGACCCACGGCGACGGCAATGTCTGGGGCGGCCCAAACCTTTTCGTGGCCTGCGCCTCGGACATTGGCGTGAACTGTGATGTGTCTGGGAGCGCGCCGCCTGGCGTAACCGGAACGCCGGGAGATCCAGGCCTTGCAGGTTGGACGGTCGGCTGGCCAGGAACACCGCCGCCAGGGCCAGTCGGAAGCACTGGGGCTGGAGCTGCCCCACCAGCAGGACCTCCACCGAAGCCACCGACCTGCGCCACCATTTGCGGCGGGACGCCGCCGCCAGGAGGTGCTGGGCCTGCTGCGTCTGGATTGAAGGCCTGGTTCTCTCCGGCAATCTGCTGCGCCATCCCGGCGCGCGCGGCGTCGACGGCAGGATCAAGGCTTGCCCCTCCAAGAGGCATCCTTTGCCCCGGACCGGGGAGAGGCATCCTTTGCCCAGGCGGTGGGGCAGGAAGCGGCATGCGCCCCTCTGGCGAACCTCCCGGAAGCGGCATACGCCCCTCTGGTGGCGGAGCAGGAAGCGGCATGCGCCCATCCTGCGGAACCCCTCCGCCTGCTACGGGTTGCGGTCCCGGTGTACCGCCCGGGATCTGACCCGCCATTCCAGGTGGCGGAACCGAAGGGGCTGGAGGTGCTTGGTCCGGACGCTCCGCCATCGAGGCTCCGGGTCCGGCGGGAGACGGCCCGCCGTATGTGAGGCCGGGCTGGCCGGCGTCGGACATGGTGCCGCCAAGCGATGCCATCTGAATTCCGGCCGGTCCTGCCGGCTGCGATCCCTGCGCGCCGCCCATCAGGGCTTCCGCCATCTGCGCGCGCGAAAGGTTCGTCTCAGGATCAAGTTCTGCACGCGGGGAAGTACCTGCTCGCGGATCCTCTGCTCCGGAAGGTGGCGTCTTGACCACAGGCGGGGAAGCTTCGAATACGTCTGCGTTCTTTTTTGCCGTCGCAGCGTCACGCGCTATCATCTGGCGTTCCGACTGCGAGAGCTTGTAGTCGCGAATGCCTTCGCCGATGCTCTCGCCAACCGAGAAGATCCCCTTGCCGATCGTGTTGGGATAGTCGCGCGACTTGGCCGCCAGCGCAGCCGCAATGGCTCGGCGCGCCTTCAGTTGCTCCAGGGTCAACCCCGGCCCGCCAGGGTCGGCGGAAAAGAACGACGCAATCAACGGGTTCTCGGTGAGAGGATCCGGCATGGCTCATGCACTCCCGAAGATCGAACCCAGCTTGTCACGATCGATGTGCTTGAGACCGCCGATCGTCTTCACGGCGCGCGGTTCAAGCCGCTCGACGTCCTGCGCCATCGGTCCGACATGGCGCTTCCCGTCGTCGAATTCGTCCTTGTAGTCGTATGCGTAGATCGGCAGCGCGCCCTTGGTCGACAGGATCGAGCCCATCGGAGCAATGTTTTCCTTGGCGCGCACGTCCGACAACATCGCCGCCGATCCGATCTTGCCACCCGCGCCAAGAAGGCCGCCCATGATGTCGTTGAAGCCGGTCGATTGCGTTTTGTAGATATCGTTCTGTTGCGCAAAGTTCTGGTTGATCAAGCCAGCCACGTCCGTGGTCGGGATCGAAGTGCGCTGCGCATTGATGAAGTTCGGCGCCTGCACCTGCGAGCCAGACATCAGCGCTGCAATCTCGTTGAGTGGCTGATTGCGCTGCTGATACTGCTCCTGCAGGGCCTGATTGCGCTGTTGGTTCGCCGCATTGAACTTCGTAGATTGCAAACCGAGCATCTGATTTTGCGCGGCGTTGTAGAATTGTCCGCGCGCTGCAGCTTGATCAAACTGACCTTGCGCCGCGGTATTGAAAAAGCCGGCGCGCGCCGCGTTCTGCGCCTCGGCCTGCTGCTGGGCCTGGTTCTGAAAGCCGGCCAGGCCGAGCGACTGCTGATAGCCTTGCTGTTGCGCAGCATTATGAAAGGCAGCCTGCTGCGCCGACATTTGATCCATGCGCTGCTGCTCTTGCCCGCCCGCCGCAACGATGCCAAGGCGCGTGTCGGTGACTTGCCGATTGAACGGATCGTAGGCCCCCTGATAGGCCTGGCTGCCGTAGCGGATGCCCTGGTCGGCGAGCTGCTGGCGCAGCCTATCTTCCTGCTGTTGCAGCTGCGGATTGACCCGCTCGAACATGGACTGCTCGATGCGTTGCCGATCCGCAGAGTAGTTGTCGGTAGGACCGTATTGCTGCTGGATCTGGCCGGCCGAGTTAGGATCAAAGCCGCGCGTGATGTCGCCACCGGACGCGTAGCTGCTTTGCAGCCCGGGTGTGTCGCCGATCTGCGACTGCGGTGCGCCAACCTGATTGAACAGGTTGATGTCGCCCATGGCGGGCGCGCTGCTCGTGTCCAGCGGGTGTGACAACAAGTCTCCGATTGCGGCGGACTGCTGGTTGGCAATGCCAGCCATGTTCATCTTGGCGGCGTCGGTCTGCGCCTGAATTTGCGCGTACTGCGGCGACAGTGTCTGTGTCGCAGTCCATCTCGGGATATTGTAGGACTGACCGGTTACCGGATCGGTATAACCATAATTGCCGGTCACATCGAAATTCAACGAACCTTGCGCCGTGTTCTGGTTGGTGTTGCCCAGGTACGAATTCGCAATCGCAGTCGACACGTTGGTGCCGGTCTGCGCCGCGGCAGTCGCCATTGGGTTAGGCGGAGTTGGAGCTTGCGGACTATCGAACAGGCCCATCAGGCGGCCTCCTCTAGTTCAACGATACGACGATTAAACCGGCTCTCGTGCCAGTCCTCTGCCGTCAGGGTCGCGATGACGCCATCCTTGCCGCGGCCATAGAGCCGCGCGATCTTCACGAAGGCAAAACCGATGACGGCAAGCTGTCGCTGCAGCCGAAAGTCGCTTTCCGCGACCTGCATGACCACCATTTGGCAGCCGCATTCGACGAACGGGTAGTCGAAAATCCGCTTCAGCACGGGACGCGTCAACCAGCGAGCCGAAGCGGACGCGCCCGACATGACGATCGTACCAGCCTCCGGGCTCCAGTGGTGATAAACGACGCCACCGATGAGCTCGTCGTCCTTGACGACGCCGATCGCCTTGCCGCCAGCCACCACGCCACGCGGCATGCCGGTCAGCCTGGCGACAAAGTCACCGACTTCCTCGTCCTTGCCATAGACGAACCGGATCATCCGACACCACCGCTGCCGCCAGAATTATCGCCGCTGCTGCTGCTGCCATCGCTGCTGCTTCCGCTGGAACCGCCGCCGCCACTAGTGTCGCCGCCGCCGCCACTGGTGTCACCGCCGCCGAAGCCCCCGACAGCGCCGCCGGCACCCATGCCGCCAGTGCCGGGGCTGGCTGCGCCAAAGTCGCCATAGCCACCGCCACCAGGAGAAAAGCCCTGCGCGCCGCCGGTATTGCTCATCGAAGCGCTGCCCTCGAAACCGCCCGTGGCGGCGCCACCACCGAAGGCGCCAAAGCCGCCAGGGCCAGAGAACCCAGCTGCGGAAAAGTCGCTGCTGGGTGTGTTGGTGCCCGTCTGGTCCGGCTCGTTCACTGCAGTTTGGGTGTAACCATTGGGCGTCACCGTACCAACGAAAGTCGGAGTTGAACTTGGTTGCGCAAGAGCGGCCCGATCCATTTCATTGAGGTCAGTCTCGTCTTTTGGTGTTGCTGCCGGGAAGCCGGCTACTGGAGCCCTGTCAGGCGTGCCAAAGGTCCTGTCAAAATCCGGAGTAGCGGGTGGCGCAGTGGCTGGAAGATCAGCAAAGCGATCGGCAACCGTAGCCGCGAATGTTGCGGTTGGGTCGTAGCCCCCCTTGCCGCCAAATCCCGGCAAGCCCGCCGTCATGGTCGCGCCGCTATTCCAACCATTCGGATTACTCTCCGTTGGGCTGGGAGTTACTGCGCCAGGGGCATTGGTGTTGAAGCCGCCCGGTGCGTCCGGAACGCCGCCCGATCCCAACGTAATGCCACCGACATGTCCGGCACCGGCATTGAAATCAGCCGCTGCAGGATCGTAGTCTCCCGCGACAAACGGCGTGCCCTGCGGCCCACCCAGCCCCTGCCCGCCCAGCGCACCAATAACCTGCCCGTCCAACCCTAGCGCGCCTGGCCCGCGCTGAAAATCCGCAGCACTCATCTGCGGTCCTGTAGATTGTCCACCAATCGGCCCGCGCTGGAACTCCATCTGCTGCCGCGCGAGTACCGCCGCGAGGTCATCACGCGAAACCGGGGCGGAGGGAGAAACCTCGGGATAAAGCATCAGGATGACCCCAGACCCGTGCCAGTGTTCATGTCGATCTTCTGCTGCTGCATCTGCTGCATGATCTGGTTCGCCAGATCGTCACGGGTCGGCATTTGCCCCCCAATCGGCCCGCGCTGGAAATCCGCTTGCTGTTGTTGCGGCTGTACAGCAGGCGTGACAGCGCCGGGTGCAGGGCCGCCCTGAGGCTGGACCGTCACGTTGGGGCCGGGCGTATAGACTTGGTTTTGCGCGGCTGCCTGCAGCAAGGCCGGATCGACTGACGTCATCTGCGGAAAGCCGGCGCTCACGCCGGTCTGGGGCGTCGGCACCTGATATCGCTCGATCTGGGACCTTGGCCACGTTCCGGCGCGCGGGGCTTGCCAGTCCACCACGTCCTGGGCCGACTGCGCGTCGCCCGGAATGTAGGGCGGGGCAAACACACTGCCGAGTGCATTTCTGGGAAGCGCCATGATGGCTCCTATACGGCAATGCCGGCCTTCGCGGCCAACATGCTGATGCCGAGCATTTCGACGTCCGGCCGCGGAATTTGAAAGACCGACACTTGTACGACCGGGGCGTGCGACCAGCCAGTCTCCCCAATCGAGACCCACATCGTTGTCCGCGGCGGCCCGCTAGAGGCGCTGGGCTGATCCCAGCGCGCGGCACCGGCCTCCGGCGTCGGGACCGGAAGCGGATCCGGTGGAACGACCGGGCCACTCGATCCCCACAGGCCCTCGTCCCACACCTCGGACGGGGCAGAAAGCGTCCCGGCCGGCGGCGGCGGCGGAATGTCTATGCTGTAGTTGACGCAGGCCGAGACGGACGGAATGAACGTATCGTTCGCGCGCCCGAAAAACGCACAGCGCGCCTGCGTCAGTGTGAACGTGACAGGCGGCTCGCCGAACGTTTCCCAGCCCCCGACATAGGTGCAGGTGTAGGCCCGCAGCGGGTACGCAGTGCTTCCCTCCACGGCCGGCAAGATCGGGCGCACGGCACTGTAGTCGGATCCACCAAAATCGGCCTGCACGATGCGACCGTCCTGCGTGCTAAAGTACATATTGCCGGAAAGGACGCAAAACTGCAGGGCATCCCAGCCCCGATACAGCGACCAGGCGCCAGTCACCGTATTGGCAACGAGGCAGCGCCAGTCACCTTCCAAGCCACCCGGCAAGGTAACGAACAAGGCGCCTAAGTCGTCCCACTTGCACATGCTCCATGGCCGGTCCTCCTTGTCCAGGACTTCCTGCTGCCAGAGTGGATGAACGACGCGCGTAAGAGCCGAAAATTCCAGTGCGGCGACGTCCTTCGTCTGCACCTGACTTATTGGCACCAGGCCGTCCACCGTGATGATCAGAACGTCGCCGCCAATGTTCAGCCATGAATTCTTCCCCATCGGTCGCGACATCTGATAGCGCCCTTGCTGGCGCCAGTTCGCAACGTCGCTCGGATTGGTGCCGCTAAAGATCGCGACCTCACCTTCAGTCGTGACGAAAATGCACTTGTCGTCGATGCCGTCCCCGGCGGAGACCGACCAAGTGCAGCCGAACAGCAGCGTGCCGCCCTTGTTGAATGAGCCGGAGAGCGGAATATTCAGCAGCGCGCCGCCAACCGCGTCAATGTCGAGATACCACGCATTCATGCTGCCGCCCTGAATGAAGAACAGGCGGCGGCGATACTTCCAGACTTGCGTGAGACCGCGCCCGTCCACGACGGGAGTGCCAACCGGGCCGGTAAGCCGACCGGGCTGCCCAGCCGGCGGCGTGTAGGACGGGATCAACTGCACCCAGCTGGTACCGTTGAAGCGCAACGGATAGTCGCCGGTGTCATTGACCGCAAGCAGCCAGTCACCGCCGGCGTTGGAGAATTGCGCGGTCGAGAAGTAACCGTCAGCGAGCGTGACGCCGGTGATGAGCGTCGCCGTTGCCGATGTCACGTCGTAAAGCTTGTGGGCGTTCGTGGCGAACAGCTTGCGCAGCGTGCCGGTGACGAAATTAAACAGCGACTGCACCGGAGTGGTTTCGGGCAGCGAGCACCACGTCTGCGAGCCCCCGCGCAAGCGAATGGATTTTTCCGTCGTGAACCAATTGTCCAGCACCAGGGCCGCGGACGGCTGCATGAAGGCCGGGTTTTCGTTCAGGATCAGGCCGCGCGTCGGAGCCGAGATGGTTTTCGGAAGAACCTGCTGCGCAACTTCCGCAGGCGCCCCAAAGCGCCGGAACTCGCGGTAATGCGGCAGGGATCGGCTCATGGCCCAGGCCCAACGAAAGTGGCACCGGCAGGCGTCGGACCCCAATAAGCAATGGTCGCGTCGGAAGAGATCGGATAGCGGCCAACGATGATCGGCGCCGGCTTGTCGTTGCCGGCTATCCGCGACAGCGCGTCCTCGTAGTTGGCAAGATCCTCAGCATAACTCGCGCCCTTGTTCGCCTTCCATTGCCAGATCATGCCGAGCTTGAGCAACCGCTCTGGCAGCACGAAGGTGTCGGCATCGTTCAAGAATTGCGTGCCGAAGCCGCCGCTGGTCAAAATCACACAAGTGTTGCGCAGGTAGTAGAATTTCGCCATCTCGGCCGGGACAACCGGCGGACCAGCACTTGATGCGGCGAGCATCGGACGAATGTGTATCTCGTTGTTGAAGATAGTCCATTCGCCAACCGGGATGGTGCGGCCCTGCAGCTCTCCACGCAACCAATCGTCCGCGTCAGGAACGAAAGTCATCGGCGCCGTTGTGTTGGTCGATCGCCACACCTGCGAAGTCAGCAGCATGCGATGATAGTCGGCTGGCAATGGGTGATTTATTTCCCCATTAAAGCCTATGGTGCAGAGCTGACGCAATGTCGTCCAGTCGCGCGTGTCGTAAGCAATGCGCTGTGCCATTTCATTGGCGAGCTGGACGAATTCCCAAGCAGTGCGGTCGACGTAGGGGGAGAGAAAAACGCTGCCGCTCGGTGGCCTGACGCCGACAACCGCGCAAACCTCCCTGACGACCGACTGAACCGTCATCTACCGATTTCCTGCGCCATGCGCGTCAAGGTCCGCATTGACGGATTGCCGACCGGACGCTTCCCGGTCTTCTCGATGATGAGTGCGCGCAGTTCGTCACGGCTCATGCCGATCAGCTCGGCGGCGACGTTTGGCCCGGGCGAAACCGTGCGCTCGTCTTCGCCTTCGCCGTCTTCTGGCTCCTCGTCTTCCGGCTCGCCGACAGGCTCGGGCGGGACCGGCGGACGCACCGGGTCTTTCGGAGGCGGTTCAAGAGAGCTGCTGGCCAGCTGCTTGTCTTCCTGCAGGACGCGGATCTGCGCCAGCAGGGCATCAATCTGGACCTGCTGCTTCATGATCATGGCGTCGTGCCCGGACGTGGCTAGGTAGTCGATGGCCTTGTTCTTCATGTCGCGGCCGCCGATACCCAGGTTCTTAAGCGGCTGGCCGTCGAGCTCGGCGAGCGCCTCGATGGTGTAGATATTCAGTGCGCGGAGCTCGGCCCGCTTCGCGTCCGTCAAAAAAGGAACATAATCGAGCGGTGTTCCTGATTTGGTCTGCTGCTTCTTGGCCAGGAACTGCTGGTATTGGCGCGGAAACCGCTCCGCGTAGGTCAAGTTCTGCTGTTCGCCGGTCTCCTCGTCGACTTCCCAGTGCGATCGCTCCTGGACGAGATGCACGGTGCTGTCCTTCGAGCCGGCAATGCGGATCTCGCACACATCGGTATCCTTGAAGATAGGCCTTCCAGCCGCGATGCTCGCGCGCTCGTCCTTGAAGGCCATCGTCTTGAAAAACGGCGTAATGCCTGCGGATCTGGTTCCGAGTGCCATGTAGTTCCTCCAAAAAAGCCGGGAGCCCCGAGGGCGAGGCTCCCGGTCGGCAAGACTGATTACGGGGTCGTATCAGTAAAGCGCCAGTTGAACATAGGATTAGTCATAGTAAGCTCGCCCATCCAACCAATAAACTGGGCAATCGCGTCTTTATCAATTGGCATCTGACCTTCACCCTTGAACAGTCTATCGAAGTTTCTGTTCGGGTTATACCTGATGCGCAAAGTATCCGTGTTGAGGCCGAACGTTGTGTCGTTCGGCATGTTGCTGCCGATGCCGCCGTCGAGCACGATTTCTGCGCGCTTGCCGCCGCCGATGTACTCCAGCGACGTGAAGCCGAGCTTGCCGAGACTGGTTTCGTTGTTGATGCGCTGGATTGCTACTGTAGCAGCGTCATACGCGGCGTAGTGTTCCGGGGACATGATCAGCAGATCGGCGTACTGCTTGCCGCGGCTCTGCTTGGTCATGACGTAGTTCAGCATCGGGCGGATCGAGGTCGATGTGACTGCCGTGCCAAGCGCCGCAGGAAGGCCGGGGAGCGTCGTGCCGGCGAGGGCCTGCGCGTCGTAGGTCGTCGTGCGCCAAATCGCGCTGTTGGCCTGCGTGCGGTCAATGCCGGCATACGTGCCGGTCGCCACCAGGATCGGGATGGCCGCCGCCAGGCCGGTCAGCTGCTTGCCGCCGAATGCCGTTCCGTTGCTGTAGATCGCGGCGTCCATGGTGTCTTCGAGCGAACGCTCCGCGGCGTCCATGTACGCTTCCAGGGTGTCGATGATCTGCGCGTCGCCCTCGTTGTTGAGGATTTCCTGCATCGACAGGATCACCGGCACGACGACCATCTTCGGAGAATAGAAGACGTCGTTGAACAAATCCAACGCTGGGTTGAGCAACTGATCGTATCCAGAATACCACTGAGCGTCTTGCTTATTGATCTGCAAGGTTTGGCGAATGCGCGGACCAGAATAAGTGCGCCACAAACCTTTGCGCCTCAACACGGCAAGCATCGCGTTGTTGTTGGATACGAGATCCTCGTAGCTCGAAGACCTGTCTTCCAAGGCCATCGAGAGAACTTGATGATAGTGAACGTCAGCCTGAAGGTTAGCGAGAACGGCCATGGCCTAAACCCCTGATCTGACCCTGCGAAGGGCGGTTGATAGGGCCTCGCGATTGGATCCTGATTTTTTCGGTGTCCGATACGAGGCGGCGGCGCCATTTGTCGGGGCGCCTGAAATTGAGCGATCGATCTCGTCTCGGGTCTGAGCCGACGTGTTGCGGGTCTGAGCCGCCTGTGTTGACCCGTTGCCGGGTCGGAGCTTCATCGCGCGTTCATACGCTACATGCAGCGGATAACCGTGATCCAGCTCCTGCTTGATGAGATCGCTCCTCTCATCAAAACCAGGATGGCTGTCCGCAAACTGATCGATCATTGATCGGGATTGCGAGAAGCGCTGCTGATATTGCATCTGTTGAAAGTGAGTTGCAAGCCGCTGCTGCTCCTGCTGGATCTGTTGGAGCTGGGCGTGCTGCGCCTGGGCATAATTGCCCTGCTGCGTCAGCCGACGCTGCTCCGGCGACTGCTGCAGGTATGCGGCTGCCACATCGTGAGCCGTGACCCGGCGACCGTCCGGGTGCTGCATGCCGAGATTGTGGATGATCAGCTCCAGGCCGCCGAACAGGTCGCCGCGCAGCTTGCGCTCCATGCCGGTGTAATTGTCGAGGACTGTGCGCAGGTTGGTGCCGTCCTGGCGCGCCTGATGGTAGTAGTCCCCCACCTCCTGGAAGGCTTCGGCCACTTGGCGATATTGCTGAATGCCCTGCTCGTATTGCCGCATCACCAAATCTGTGGCGCCGCGGACGCTCTCGGGAACGCCAGCCCAGTCCGCCTTGGCGGCGTCGGAAAAGCGCGGCGGCGGGTCCCGGTACGGCGCAGTTTCGGCCAGGGGGGCGTAGCGCTGGGCTGGCTGCTCCCCTGGCCGGCCGGCCTCAGTCGCGGGAGGCGCTTCGGCCGACTTCGCGGACACAAAGCGTCCGCGATCCCTGGGTCTCTCGGTTTTTTCCTGATCGGCTTTTCCCCGATCTTCACCGGCAGTTTTCCCCCGCTCTTTAGCGTCCGTCGCGGCCTTGGTTTCGGCCGTGGCCTTGGCCTTCTCGAAGGCCTTCTCGACAGCCTGACGGCGTCCAAGCGCACGCTCGGCAGCAATCTGGTCCGGCGACTTGTCCGGGGTCTGCTTGCCAACTTCTCCAACGCCACCTGCAGAACCCTGCTCAGGTATCGTCACTTCGGTCTGCGCCTGCGGAGCCGGCGCGTCGGGAACCGTCACTGTTGAAGTGTCGCTCATAGTGTCCTGCCCTTACCTTCTCGATCGCGGTCTTGAGTGCCTTCTTCCGGTTGCGCCGGAATTCCGGATCAAGACTGGACCGCGTCTTCGGTTTGATCTTCTCGTTGCCGACTTCGGTCAATCCATGCGCGCGCGTCACGGCACGGAATGCCGCCTTGCTCTCGTAGAACCTGCCGTCGACGTGCTCGGCCGCCGGCATCGCGTCGCTGATCACGTAGGGCAGCGGCAGCGCAGAGCGCGCGACCGGCGTTTGCTCGCGCACAAAGCGCCAGCGGTTGGGTGCTATTTCGACCAGTCGAGTGCCCATTCCGTCACATGCCTCGTTGCACACACCAGACCGATCATCGAGAGCGTGGCTATGCCCACGATGCCAATCCACGCAAAGATATCGACCAATAACGTCATATCGGCCCGCTCATCCCTGATCCGTGATCACCTCGACCGAGAACACCGCGGCCGCAGCGGTTCCGCTCGTAACGACGCGATAGTTCCCCGGCACCCACAGCGCCTCGGTCTGACCCGGCAGCGTGTCAGCCGCAGCCACTGCAGTGCTTGACCAACTGCTGACCGGATAGGTGTTGGCCGTCGCGTCGAACGTGCGCGTGCCGGTCTTGTTGAGGTCGATGATCGGATGCCACGTTGTGTTGGAAAAGTCCGACATCTTGATAAGAATGTTGCTGGCTTGAAGATCGATGGATACCGAAGCCGCAGCAGCCGAAGGCGTCGTTACGATCACGACGATTTTCTTCACCCTGCCCCACACCTGCCAATACTCGCTGGCGCCAATCAATCCGCTGTAGGTACGCTTGCTGTAGGAGTAGAGCGGCAGGCCCGCCGCCCCGGCGTTCGACAGGTCAACCACCTCGGGACAGCCGGTCACGCTGGTGAACGTGCAGATCGGCGCCGGATGCACGATCAGGCGCAATCCAAAGGACGGATTGTAAGACCGCGTCGGCCAACCCCCGCTGGCGGTAGTCGTGACGTACACATTGGTCGAGTCGTAGGTCACGTTGGTGATAGAGAACGACCCAATTGTCCCGACATTGACATCGTAGAAAAACATCTTCGCGCCAATGACCGGCCACTGCTCGATCCAGCCATAAGCTTTATAACTCAGCGGGATCGTAATCACCCCGCCCGACTTGGTGAACTCAGTGTTGACGCCAACACTGGAACTGGTCCCGCCAATGATCACATGGCCGCTCTCATGCGTCGTCACAGCGCCGAAATTCTTCACCTGACTGCTGGTCACGACCAACTCGTTGCAATACCCGTAAGTCGCGCTTGGCGTCAGTATGCCTATGCCGGATATCGTTCCGACCGTGCTGCCATTGCGGATCGTGCATTTGTATGGCGTACCCGTGATGGAATACCTGATATCGGTATCGTCCGCGATAAACGCCGTTACGCTCGCACTCTGGAATGAAAGCCCGCCCCAGTCGCATCCGTTCATCGTGAATGCCGTAATGAGTTTGTCGACCTCCATGGTGCAGAGAATGCCGAGACATGTATTGAGCGTCACTGCCTTACACATCGTAACGTGCGGCCCCCAGATGCTCTCGAAAGTACAACCATTCAATGTCAGGTTAAGACCCGTCATCCCCATCTGTGGATGGTGCGCAATGGTCAGGTTGTTGAGGACAGCAGTGTGATCAAACTTGGCATCAAACGCGTAAAGCGTCGCTGGACCTCCTGACGTATACTGCCCATTCTCGGGAGGGGGCGTCGTCCCCGTCTCGTCTAAATACAACGGCCACGTCGAGAAATACGAATTCACCAACGGGCTCAAGAAAGTAATCTTGCCATACGTAGGACTGAGCGTATCGCTGTCGATCGCCGTGATGAAGACGTACTCGAACCGTTGGTGATTGCTCGGGTAGCCGCCGTATTGCAACCCAAACCCGGTCATCAGCGCGTATTGCCCAATCGTGAACCGCGACACGTAGGCAGGCGTCGAGAGCGTAACCGAAGTCGCCCCCGCAGACACATTCGCCGTATAGGCGGAATGCCCATAGAATTGACTCTGACCGAATGATCCCAATGCAAACGCACCGCCGCAGATCGTGGCTCCTGTCGCATTAACTGTGATATTCTTGATGCCATTGAACAGCGGACCAAAGTTGCCGCTGGCAATGAGATAGTTCCCAGCCGGAATCGTCAGCGTGACAGCCTGACCCTGATACGCCAATCGGAACGTCTCGAACGGGCCATTGACGCCACCATCCGCAAGTGACTTGCCGTTGTTGGTACCCCACGCCACGATCACGTTCGGCTCGGACGATAACGGCCAACTGGCGTTGTTAGCCAAGGTAACCGACGTAGAACTGTTGAACGCGGTGATTGTCGATATCAGCACACTGCCGCCGCCCGGCTCGGCGCTGTGGCTCCCGGCAAAGCCCACCACAATCGTCTTGCCGACATCGCCCGATGACCAGATCGGGGTTGCGGACGTGAGTACATTCGTCGTGATGCTCAGCGTCGTCCGCGCCCACTGAGCATCACCAACGGCGCCGTAGTCCGTGACGATGTTTTTTGTAGCCCCCAATGCGCCTCCCCCGCCCCAATTGGAGAAGCCGGCGGGCGGCGTGTAGGCGTATGACGTAGCGCCAAAGTTCGTCGTGCTGATCTGCTGTACGCCAGCCGAATAAACAAGATGCTGCATCAGCGGAAAAAATGTCGTGCCGTTCGTCAATGCGTTGATGGTCACTCCGCCGACATTGGTGGCCGGATTTGCCGTGCCGCTATTGTTCCAGTTTCCAACCGTGGCACCAATGCAAGTGCGATACCAAAATTTGCGATTGTCCAAATCTATCGCCATGCAAACCGTGTTGCCTTCAACGAAGGTCTGAAAGGGTCCAGCGATTGCTGGAGATTGAGTAAAATCAAAAACATTCCCATCACCCGTCACACCAATCGAATGGCCTGTTCCACCTCCATTGATCCCATCGAGAAACGTACGGGACGCCGCGACAATGCCAACACCCATGAAAGTGTTGAAACCATTATCTTCGATAATGGCGTGTTCGCTGTAGTATTTCCCTGTCGAGGCGCTTGCTGTTGCACGCGCTCCATCATACGCGAAAGCCCCGGTGTTAGATGTAACCGTCAGATTGCCACCCGACAGCGTAACCGTAGATCCCTTGTCGCTCGGGTTCCACGTCGCACTGGCGCTTTCGACAACGTCGAGCACGACGATGGTGAACGTCTTGTTCACCGCTGCCGGCGTGATGCCCGACACACTCACCGTGATATTGAACGTCGGTGTCGTTTCGTAGTCGATCGCGCCCAGCACATTCAAATTGCTGCCGCTGATCGCGACCTTGCCGCTCGCGCTGTCGACCAACGTATAGACCGGCGAGCCGGTGAAGCTGTTGGCGATCGACAGCACGCCGATATTGGTGCCGGCCGTCGCGTTTTCGTTCACCGACGTGCCAGTCAGCTGAATAACCGGCTCGACCACGTCACCAACGCTGATGATGAACGTCGCGTTCGCCACCGTTGGGGTGACGCCCGAGACGCTCACAATCACGGTGTGGCTGGTGGCGGTCTCGTAGTCGAGCAGCGCATTGGTGCGCAGCGACGTGCCGGAGATGTTGAACTTACCGCCCGCGCTGTCGACCAGCGCAAACACCGGCGAGCCAGTCGTGCCGGGCGAGACCGACAACGTGCCGACCACGGTGTTAACCGCGGCCGTCTCCAGCACTGACGCCGCCGACAGCTGGATCGTCGGCCCGAAGCTGACACCAATGACAGCCAAGCCGCTGCCATTGGTGGATTGCGTCACCGGCACGCCGTAGCCGTTGGTCGAGATGGTACACGGCAGACCGTAGCCGTTGGTCGACACGATGACGGGCAGCCCGCCCGCCGGTACCACCACAACCGACAAGCCCATGGTTCAGGTCCCGTAGCTGGGGTGGCTCAGGTTCGGCGTCTCGCTGTAGGCCGGCGTGACCACGCCACGCTGTGACAGGCGACCGTGCGCGGCGTCGACCTTCGACGTCAGCCCGGAGAACTCTGCCTTGCCGGCGAGCTCGGCAGCGCGTGCCGTGGCAGCACCCGTGTCGATCCGTACCGTGTCCGGCTTGACAACCGGACCTTGCACCGCACCGTTCAGCGGGTCCGAGAACAGGATGATGTTCGCAGCCGCAACGTCAGGCGCCGGCGCCTGGGCTGGCGTAAGCCCGGTCTGCGTCGGCGGCGTGCCCTGGTAAACCACAGGCACGTTGGTCGGCGGCGTCGGATTGGCGGACGTCACGGTCGTGGCGCGTGACAGCGCGGCGCCAGGAACGGCCTGGGGCTCGATGACGAGGTCCTGCTCGCTCTTGACCGGATTGCCTTCCTCGTCAGTCCACTCGCCCTCTTCGCCCTCCTCGTAGATCTCGTCGTCGTCGTTGGACTTCGTCTTGGACTTCAACCGCTGCTGCTTCTTGACCATATCGGCCTCCTGGTTAGAGCTTCCTTCGAACACTGAAGTTGTCGAGCTTCACGACCTTGGTGGAGCAGAACAGCCCGACAATCTGCGAGGCGGCAGCCGTCGTGATCGTGCCCGTGAACGTCCCGGGCACGTTGGAACCAGCCACGACGGCCGTCGTCCCGCCAACGCCGACAGTGATCGGCGTCACGCCGGCATGCTGTACGACGTCGAACGCGTACAGGTAGTCGCCCGCGGTGATGGTCTGTGCCGCGGTCTGGGTGGCCTGCGCGGCGCCCGTGCCGTCGAAGTTGAGCGTGCCCGTGCCGATCGTGGCGCCGCCGGACATTGTCCAGTTGGACGCAGCCGCAAAGGCCCCGTTCGTTACCAGCTGCGGACCGCCCAGATTGGTGCCGCTCGGGTGGCTGGTGTTTGGCGTCTCGCTGTAGGCGGTGCCCGTGCTGTGTCCCGTCACGCGCCCGGTCGGGGCTGACGTGCTGATCTCGGTCCCCTCCGCCTCCGCCAGACCAGACAGTTCCGGCGCAGTGGCGCCATTGAGCGGATCGGCGCAGATCCAGGCATTGAGCGCGTCCGGGGTCGAGTTTTGCGTCGTGCCGGCAAGGGATGCCGGGGTCGGCGGCGTGCCCTGGTAGAGCGCCACGACGTTCGTCGGCGGCGACGGATTGGCCAGCGTCACCGTCATGGCGCGATCGATGTTGGTGGTCGGTGTAGCCATCACTGTGCCTCGTATTTGCCAGGGTCTACCAGAGAACCGATGCCGCCGGCAGTGCCTGCCACCGCAAGCCGCGCGGATCAGCCATAGTCGTCGTACCTCGTCGGATCGACCAACGACCCCATCTCGGCAACGGTCGGTCCGCCCATCAGGCGATCGTCCAGCGGCAGGCCCGGCCCCGTCATCGGGCGCGGTCGCGGCTGCGGAATGCCGCCCGGAAAGCGCGGCGGTTCGGGAGCTCCAGGTGGCGCTTGCGCCACCGGTTGATGCGAGGTGAGGTCAGCAGCCGCCGCCGGTGGCGGGCCGGCTACCCGAGCAGCCAAGCTATCGCGGCCGCCAAGAAAAGCCGGGTTGGCGTCAGCTCCTGGCTGCACTGGCGCCTGAGGCTGTGCTGCCGCCTGGCGCTGCTTCATGGCGATGAAGGCTGCGCCCAGATCGCCCAAGCTGTTCAACCCGCCACGCATGCCGCGCGCATTGCTGCCCCGGCCGGCTGGATCGGCCAGGTAAGCCTGCCGGTAATACCGCTGCTCCGGGGTTTCACGTGAAACAGCCGGCTGCGCCGACGCGGGAGTGGCTTGACCGTTCGGCGCAGCCGCCGCCTGCGGTGCAGCGTCATCGGCACCGAAGAAGTTGCGCGCGTGCATCGCCCGCTCCGGCCCGCTGTCGTCACCGTAGCGGATCACCGGCTTGAGCGCGGCCGACGCCTCGTCGACCGTCCGCGCAGCCATGAACGGCGCGGCGTTCTTGCGCTCCGTTGTCGCCATCTCGTGCGCAATGAAGTCAGCCTGCGTGCCCGGATCGGTCCAGGCTGTTCCCTTGGCGGCGGCAAACTGCTGCAGCTGCTCAAACCGCTGCCCGCGCCACTGCATCAGGCCATAGGCGCCTTCATCCTTGTTGACATTGTTGGAGGCAAGCCCGCTCTCGCGCTGCAAATTGCCCAGAACGGCAGCGGCCTGCGCGCGCGACATGCCGCTGGCCATCAGCCGCTGCATCAGGAACTTCGGGTCCGCCGCCATCGGCGTGCCGCCGTAGTAGGGCATGTTAGTCGTCCTTGTTCAGGGCGTGCTCCATGGCTTCATCCAACTCAAAATCATCCCAATACTTCGCCACATCCTGTTTGGTCGGCTCGCGACCGTGCGCATCCTTGAACCAGTCGCGAAATTCCTCATGCCGGCCAGCTTCGGCCTGTTCCATCTGCCACTGCTTGACGAGCCCCATCAGCGTGCTCCCATCGGGTTGAACACAAACAGGATCACAGCACACACCACGGCCAGCGCAATCAACGAGTAGATGATGGTGTGGTCAACTCTCACGACTGTTCGTCCTTGCGTTCCAGCGCGAGACGCTCGCGAAAGCCGCGATTGGCCGCCTCCAACTCCTCAATCCGCTTCGCCGCAGCGCGCAGCAACCGCTCCGTGACCTTGTCGTAGCCACACGAGCACGTATAAACCCGCCCACCACATCCCTGCCGGTGCTCGTCCGTCGCATGATCGCGCAGTTCCTGCGGCTTGATCATTGCCCCTCACCCCACCGACACAAAAGTAATCGGCAGTGTCGTAAGCCGGTCTCGCGCCGGTTCTGGTATCGGATCCATGCTGTACAACTCAATCGCCGGCCCGGTCGGCATGTCGGCAAATATCCTGCCAGTAGCGTCAAAGTAAATCCGCACGATGTAGTCCGCGTTGATCAAATCGCCGGCCGCCCCGCGCAAAAACCGCTTCGCGACAAACGCACCCGTCGTCATGGCGCTCCCCGCGGGTTGACCGGCTGACGCATCTTCTGGTCGAACTGCTGCGCCTTCATGTTGCGGTTCATCGCGTTGTCCTGCGCCTTCTGCGCCATCTGCTCGCGCGACATGGCGTTCTTCTCGGCCATGCCCTGGGCCTGGATCCTCTGCTTCTGCGCGTCCATGCCGATCTTCATCTGCGCGTTCTGCTGGTCGATCGCGCCCTTCTGTTGGTCACGCTGCATCTGCGCGTTGATCTGCATGATCTTGGCTTGGCGCTCCTTTTCGTTGCCTTCATACTCCAGCTGCGCGACCTGCTGCTCGTTCTGGATCTTCTGCGTTTCCAACTGACCCTTCATCTGCAGTTCCGCGATCTTGAGCTGGCGCTCCTTGTCGTTCTCCTGCGTCTGCCACTGCATCTTCTCGCGCTCGATCTGCGCCTTGGCCGCGGCGTCCTGCTTCATGCCCTTGGTCTTCGGATCCTCCTGGCCCTGCCCGCCCTGACCGGCGAGCGTTTCCATCTGCTGCACCGCGTCGTCAATCGCGTTGTCGAGCTCACGCCCGACCCGATACGGCGCGACCGAGAACTTCAGCAGCTTGCCGGCGAACGGCGCCATCGCAGGCTGCGCCGCCACCATGGCGCCCAGCTGCGGCAAGAGTCCGCCAAGCATCTGCATGAATTCGACGCGCCCCTGCTTTTCCTTCTGCTCGTCGAACTGGATCGTGCTGTCCGTCTCAATATCGAGCACGAAGGCGCGATCGCGGTTGCTGCGCAGGAATGCCATGACGTCTTCGTAGGTCGGCTTTTGCGCGAACGCCTGCAGCTGCTGCTGCGCCTGCTGCAGAGCGGCCTGGATCTCGGCAGTGGGGTCGCCGCCTCCTGGCGATGGCTGGGGGGCGGCGCCAGGAGGCGGGCCTCCTTGCGGCGGACCCATACCTGGCGGTCCACCTTGGGGACCTTGCGGCGCCTGCAGTTGCTGCATGCGCTGTTGCGCTTGCTGCGCCTGCTGGGCGAACTGCTGCTGCATCTGCATCAGCTGCATCTGATGCTCGGCCTTGCGCGGGAGCTGCGTCTGGCTCATTGCCATGATGGTCTGATCGTCGAATTTTTCCGTGATGATCTCGGTCGTGATCTGCACGCACTCCTTTGACAAGCGCGCCATCTCGGCCTGCTTGTCCTTGATGCGGACCGAGCCCGACTGCATCTTGAGCTGCTGCGCGCCGAGCGTCTCATTCGGATCGGTCGCGCCGCGCATGATGTCGGACAAGCCCATCACCTGGTAGATGTCCTCGATGATCTGCTTGCGCAGCGTGACCAACACGTTGATCGTGTTCGCGATCATGTCGATCGGCAACCAGACGATAACCTCTTTCGATCCACCGAACGCCGCCCAATCGGTGATCGGCACCATCACGCGCGCATCGGAATTGATCTTGAGCGCAGCCTCGATCGCGTCGGACAAACTATTGCCGCCGGCCGGGTAGAAGCCCTTCACCCGCACCGCGTCGGACAGCGCATGAATGCGCCCGGTGAGCTGGTTGAGCTCCTCGAGTTGGTCGCGGTAGTAGAGAATGTCGGGCACCGGAACGAGACTGCCGGGCTGCGTCGTGCCGAACGCCGGCCGCGGACAGGGAAAGTAACCCTGCAGGTCGAGATGCGGTGGCGCGTCATCGAGCAAAACATCAACGCCTTCCGTAACCCATACGACCCTGCCGAGCCCACGATGCCAGATCTCCCATACCTTGGCGCGCTCGCGCTCGTCCGCACCACCAATGTCGCGCGCGTCACGATCGATCTTGTACTCGGCATCGTCGTAGGCGTCGGCGGAGAACTTGGAAAAGCGCTTCTTTGCCTCCTCACGCGTCAAGTAACTCGCCGCCGCAACCCACTGCACCTCGTACCAGCAACGCGCCGGGTCGTGCAGGAAGTCGTGACGGTTCTTGTGCTCGATACAAACCTTTTCCGGCTTGCCGTTCTTGGCGCGCTCGTGACGAACCCACAGCACTCCGCGGCCATGCAGCACTAAGTCATCGCGCACCAGCAACAGCGCGTCATTGATGTAAGCGAGGTCGAAGGCAACCGTGGCGCAGCGCTCGGCAATTTCGCTCGCGGTCTGGTAGATCGGTCTCCTGTCCTTAAACTTTGGCACAACCACAGGAACAGGCGGGCGCGCGTAGACGCTCGGGCCCAACACTTGCAGGTTGGACCAGAACATCTGAAACTCTTTTTGCCTAGTCTCGGAAGCAAGCCGGTCTAGGCTGGCGTACTGCTTGTCGATGTTGTCGCAACGATTTTGCCAAGTCTCGAAAACGTTCTCGGCCTCGGTCAACATATCAAACCAAACTTGCGCATTCTTCGGCTCGGTGAAGACGTTGACTTCATCGTTTCCGAGCGGATTGGAATTGGCAACCTTGGCAGGCGGTGTAACGGCCATCAGAAAGGTTCCCTGACATCAACGATAAAACGCTTAAGGATCGTTCCGGCCGGCCTTCGAACCCCCATGATCGACGCCATCGAAACCGGATAGTAAGGCACGTAAGGCGGCGGTATGTAGGGCGTTACACCAACACGCAAATCTACATCCCGGCCAGTAACAGTGACCGCACCAGTCGCGGCCGCAAGCGTGCGGCCCTTCTTGGTCAGCGTTACCGGAATTCCGGCAAGCGCGACAACACCCGTTGTGACGGTTAGCTTACGCGCTACCCGGAGCGTTGTGAATTGGCCTGTTACAACAATGGCGCCACGCGTTGCAGCCAGACCGCGGCCAACACGCAAATTCACCGTCTGACCAGTAAGCGCGATCGTTCCCTTCGCCACCGTCTCCCGACGAGCGACACGAAGTCCGACCAGCTGGCCAGCAAGCACAATCGCGCCAGCCAAAGCCGTCAGCCTGCCTGGAGCTCCTTGGTTCAACGTGACCGGAATACCGGTCAGCGTGACCACACCGGTCGTCACAACTGCCTTATGGGCGACCCGCAACGTTACTGAATTACCGGCCAGAACAACGGCACCGCTTGAAGCCGCCAAGCCACGCCCAACACGCAAGCTGACCGGCTGGCCTGCCAGCACGACTGCGCCAGTCGTTGCGACCGCCTTGTGCGCAAGGCGCAACGTCGGAGCCTGGCCGGCCAATGTGACTACGCCGGTCGTCGCAACCGCTTTGTGGGCAAGGCGCAACGTCGGAGCTTGTCCAGCCACCACAACCGCGCCGCTGGCGGCAACCAGCCTGTGATCGACCCTCAAGTTGGCGGCATTGCCGGCAAGAGTGACTGCCCCAGTCGAGGCAACGGCCTTGCGCGCAACGCGCAGGTTCACGGCCTGGCCGGCCATAACGATATTGCCGACAGTCGCCGTCAAAACGCGCGACGCCGTCGCGACAGTCAATGTCGCGGGATTTCCAGTGAGGGTAACGGCACCGGTCGTCGTCGTCGCCTGGCGCGCAACACGCAATTGCGTCGCCTGCCCCGCCAGCACAATAGCGCCAGTGGCGGCAGTAAGCTTGTAGCCCCTACTCAGATTGGCGGCGTTGCCGGTGAGCGTTATCGCGCCGACATCAACCTTGAAATCGCGCGCGTAGACCAGCTTGTTAGCAACGCCAGCGAGGGCGACACTGCCGACAGTCGCTGTCAGCGTATAGCCGGTCGTGAGCGAACGAACCGTGTATTCGTTGTATTTCAGCGTGCCGTTGTCGTTGACGATGTAGGGAATAACTACATTGTTGCCGCGCTGATAGATGGTGGCATCTTTCGAAAGATTTCCTTCCGCGCTGGCAACAGTGCCGACGAAGATAGCCCCTGTTTCTGCTTGCCAAGTCGCTCCGTGATCGATTGTCTTTCTAAACCAGAGATCGCCATCGGCCTTGACGTAAAGCGCAATGACATCAGTGCCGTCCACGAACGGACGAGCTGGATCCAATGAATTGGCCAGGGCAACGCCGGTCGTCGTTACCGTCGTGCCGCTGTCCCATGCAACCGAACCACCGCCGCTAACAACAATAAACCGCGTCACCGCGCCGTTGAGATAACTAACGCCCTGATACGTTGTCGCCTGAGTGATGTTTGCCGCTGTGCCGAGCACATTCCCACTCGACAATAGCCGCTGACTACCAACGGCCCCCCCAAGACTCCTCCAGATGAACTGGACCGCGTCCGACGCGCCGAGAACGGCTTCTGGGGATACGTAATCAGACGCCGCCACCGCATCGACCTCGACCGCAGCGCTCCACGTATTGACCGCAGTGCGCCGCGAGTAATAAACGCGCGCGTAGAACGTGCCCGATGTCTTGGTCTGCAAGCCGTTAAAGAACGCAACCACTTCGCCGGTTGAACGAACGACAATCGAACTACCCCAACCCGCTGCCGCCTGACCTGTTGCGGTTTGGGTCGTATAGGCGACTTCCGCCGTACCAAACAAGTCCGTTGCTGCGTCAAAGGAAATATATCTCTGACCAAGTGTTGACGCTGTGTTTCCTTCGCTGATCAGAAGGTGGATAACATTTCCTGCTTGATAAGCACTTAAGGTCTGTACTGAATTAGTCCCCAAACTGAATGTCGCGACACTCGCCCACGATACGGTCGGATCAGTCGATTTGTAGGCTCGCAGTGTCTGTGGAGAAGCGCTGTCGCGGCCGAAGAAATAGTAGGTGTAGGTTGTTACTAGCGAAGCGGCGTAATTGATCGTGCAAGTACAATCGGTACTTGAGTTAGTCCACGTCCCCGTCCCTTCTCGAACAATGTTACCGTCAGCATAAGGATTGATGAACGATTGCGTTGAAAGCTGGTAATAGTTTGTCGAGTTGTTAGCCGTGCTGCGACTGATGACAAAGGCATACTTCGTCGCTGCCGTCAGTGTGGGAAGCGTAAGAAATTTAAAATTGTATGAGAGATATGAAGTCGTGAGCGTGGAGCCGCTTATTACCGTCGAGGTAGCAAGCGAAGCGCCGATTGGCAAGCCAGAGCCGTCAACGGCGTAGATGTTGAGAACCAGATTGTCTGTTGGAGCGGCAACTTTTCTCAGAGTTACGGAGATAGACGAAATTATTGTGTTACTGCCGCCAATCGTAAACGACTGACCGCACCTGAAATCAGACGTAGTTCCGCAAGGAATGAAGCCGCTGTTATCCGTAGTAATCGTTATATAGGCGGCATCGACCGCTGTGGTTATCGATACTGCGAACGGCCCGACCGGCGCGACCGCCGTCGATATGCCAGTGATGGTGACGGGAAGCGCCATCAACGCACCATAAGCAGTTCACGCCCGCGCTTGAATATGCCCGCGTCAACCTCGCCGCGCTTCACCGCAAGCCGCCGCCCAGCCCGGTCGCTCTGCATGAACATCCTGCGGCAGTCATACATCCGGCACTCGTACGGCGCACGATCGTGAATCGTGCAGCCGTGCTCACCCAAATAAAAACAATCCCCGTTCGGTAGCCGATCGAGAATCAGGTACGGCACCTTGCCTGGCGTGTGACATACAGCAGTGCGATAGGCCGCCGGATCGTCGCCCTGATCAACCCGGATCGGCGTCATCATCCTGCAACAAAGAGAACATTTTCCGCACGGAACGATTGCGCGTTCCATGTCAAGTCACCGTGAGAACACCGTTAGCCGCGTCAAAGTCGACGGTAAATGTCTCCGTGTCGCCAAGCGTGACACTCGACAGATAATCGTAGTAGCCAACCGATTTGTTGGTCGCACTGCTGTTGTAGAGGATCGCATACCTAAACGGCCCAATACCGCCGGCCGTCGCGGTAAACACCGTATCCACTAGGATCAGCTTGAACACACCGGCCGTGGTCGTGCCGCTCGTCGTCGTAATGGTGTTACCACCAGCCGTGTAGCCGTTCGCCGCAGCGGGCGCGGGTGCAACCGTGGTGTTCCACACCGTATCGGTCGCCTGCGTCGGCGCCGTGTTGGTCAACGCAACCTTGAACACCGCAGTCGCCAGGTTGTGGCCGGCTTTGCTTAGTTCATCGATGAACGAGTAGTATTTGTTGAATGCGTTGGCCATCGGTCTCCCCTCTATGCGTGCCCGTGAATGTCGCTGTCGTCGTCCGGATTGAGCTCCTGCGGACCATGCGCATTGGCCATGTCGACCAAATGCTCGCCGATCAGGCGGATCCTGCCCGGCTCGGTAATACCCGTGATGGTGTTGAGCGTGACGTGCTCGCCGCCCTCGTCCGGCCGCACCAGGATCAGCATGAATTCAGGGACAGAACCCTGAAAGCGCGTCGTCAATACATGATTGATGCCGTTGGCCAACGCCTTGAGATCGTCGTGGGTTTGCTTGCTGCTCACAGCCGCATGCCTCCGTAGCGTCGCACGATCGGCTCATCAGGTAGAGGCGGGATGACCCAGCCGGTGTGCTTCGGCTCAGGCGGTTGTATCACCGGAAGCGACTTCCACGCCAGCGACAAGTAGCGGAAAGCATCCGCGTAGTGCGAGGTCCAGTCGTGCTCGGCGTCCTTGCCGAAGGCGCGCAACTCGTCGTCCCACTTGCGGTGATAGAGCTCCAGCGCCGTGATCAGCACTTCCTCGACGCGCGGGTGGAAGACGCACAGCGCCAGCGTCCTGCGCGCGGCCTCGATGCCGTCGAGCTTGCTCGCGTCGCGCACCAGCATGGGATTGAGGCCATGCCGCTGCATGCTCTCGACGCGCGTGCGGCCGATGCCCCATTCCTTGACCTTGGCGTCGTGCGGGACGAAGTCGGTGCCGTCGATCCACCCGTGCTGCTTGCGCCGGCCCTCGACGACCTCGGCGTAGTGCTCCAGGCCGACATTGCTGGCGCCGTACACGTCCAGGATGAAACACTGCCCACCTACCATCTGGAACCAAATCACGGCAGTGTCATCGCGCACACCAATGTCCCAAGCGCGATGCACCGGGCGGGCGTAGTCCGGCACGATCTCGGTGATGCGCTGCTCCTTGCGCACGTCGAGCATTTCAAGCGCAAAGAAGGAACCAAGCACGCTCGAATTAAAGTCGACCATGTATTCGCTTTGAAATTGGCTGGTGCCAACGTCGCGTCCGAATAACGCAATATATTCCTTCAGTGACGCTTCGAGCTGCTCGGCGGATAATGCGTGCGTGTTGAACGCAGTGAGTTTCTCGGCAAACCAGCCGGGAGTTTTAAGCGCCATGTCAAACATAGTCTTGGCGTGATTGCGACCGCGCGGCGTCGTGATGAACGCAGCCCAGCCGTTATTCTCTTCGAGTATTGGCCGGTGATAGGCCCACGCCGCGGGATGCGCTAGCGCCCATTCGCTGTAGCAAATGCCCACAGCGCTCGCGCCCATCTGCGCGTTGTAATTGTCCGAGCCGATCAGCTGCCAGGTTGATTGATTGTGAAAGCGGATCAGCATCTGACCTTCATTCGTGCTCTCGCGCATAAACTGCGGGAAGGCTTCGTCAATGCGCCGTATGCCAGTGTGTGGATTGATCGCATTCCACAGGGCCTTGCGGCATTGCTCGTAGGACGGCATGCAGTGCCACAGGTTGCCGACCCTGGTCGTGGCAGCGCACGCTGCCCGGTGCAGCATCACGTCGTCCTTACCGGCCCGGCGGTGCCAGATGGCAATGGCGCGCTTACCGCCGCCGCTGAGGTAATGATAGAGGTTCTTTTGATATTCGCGCGGCTGCCAGTTATTCGGCAACCTCATCTTTGCCGTTGCCATTAGCGTGCCCGTTCGCCTTATGCTCGATCAGCTTCGCGTCTTCGCCTGGTGTGTCGAAACGCTGAATGACTTCGATGACAATACGGCCATCGCCCTTGGCCTCGACCTCGATCGGGATAATGCGCGAGAGGCCGGACAGGAAGGCGACGGGATGCTCCCGCGCCCGCTCGACCAGGTAATTGACCAGACCATCGTCGCCCCCTCCGCCGGCAATCTTGGCGGCCATGAGGTAGGCGTCCTTGAGGATCAGCGTGGGCGCAGTCGGGCCAGGCGGCCGGCCACTAGGGTTTGGGCTCGCGCCGCCCGCCTTCCAGGCCGGATTGCCCTTCGTCATGTTCCATAATGTTCTGAACAAAGTTAGAACGCGTTCTAAGCGTCACTGAGCGCGTTGTCCAGTACGGGGCTAGTCAGACACCGATCCGCCCTCAAAATCGCTGGGCGACGCCACCGTGCGTGAATACGGTCTATATGGTGCGAAGCGGGGGCCTTCCCCCGGCGTCTCGCGAATCGTCAGTTTTGCGGCTGCGCCCACCGTAGACGTCAACGAGCGATGCTCACTTCCAGCATGACGCATACTCACCAGCGCCCCCTGGCTGACCCCTTCGGCCTGCAATACCCGCGCACCATCCAGCAGCGGCTGGTCAGTCCGCCCGCAGATCAGGCGGCCATCGCACTCCACCCGGAAAACACCACGGCCCAATGGATAGATCACCAGATCGATCATGCCGCCACCTCGACGTCCTTGCGGACCGCGACGCGGACCGAGGGCTTCACTTGGGTGAAGATGGTGTGAGCGGTGCGGAACTGGACCGAGGTGTGCGCCAGCAGCAGCTCTTCGATTTTGTCCTTCATGACCTTGTCGTGGCCTTCGCGCACGGAAGGTTCGGTGACCGTGATGGCATAGACGTCGCCCTGGTACTTGCCGGGGCCGACCTCGACCATGACGGCCTTGAGGGCCTTCATTTCGTTCTCGATCTGCGCCAGCTGGGTGTTGAGGACGCCGAGGCGGTCGATCGTGGAAGTCAGGTTGGTTGTGGTCATTTGCGTGTGCTCCGTTGTGTGTGATCTATACATAAAGGGCTGCCCTTAACCTGTCAAGGGCTGCCCATAACTTTTTTCAAATTATTTCATCTTTTTGTTCGACGGGAAGAACCACACAATGCACAGCAGGGTGAAACCGAACACGGCCGCCATCTGTGCGGCGGCGAGCCAGCCCCGGGCGAGCCACGTGTAGGCGGTAAAGCCGATGAACCCCAACATCATCACCACGTCAAGCACGCGGATATCGATCAGGCCGCCCCGGTAGTAGAGCGTGGTGTTGAGCCAGTCGCCAATGCGATCGTTGACGTCGCGCAGGCCCATAGGTAGCGCCCCAATAAAAAGGCGGGTGTGGTTGAAAGGGTAAGCCCACACCCGCCCGTCACGCAACGCCAAGAAAATCCGACTAACGCGGCGTCACGCTACTCCCAGTTCCTGCAGCTTCTTGCGACGGCGTGCCAGCCCAACCATCATGCCGCACGCCACGATCAGGCCGGGGATGCCGGCGCCGACGATCGGCCCCGGAACGGCAACCGGCGCAACGTCGATGCGGAAGTGCTCGAAGTCGGCAATGGTCCCGCCGATATTGACGAGGTCGATATCCCAGATCCGCTCACCGTTGATAGCCCTGAAGTCGAACCCGTTCTGTCCGTTCTTGAGGTCGTAGCCACCAAAGTTGAAGTTCTGAAAAGACCCATCCGCCTCCTGCGCCGTTACATGAAAGAACATGGTACCGGTGCCGACAATGCTGAACACGTCCCGTACGACGCCAAGCTGCAGCAGGTTGTCGCGATCGAAGACAGTGATGTCGAGATCGCTCGTGTTGTTGATCTTGATGTCGTTGCCATTGGCGGCCCCGGTGAAGTTGCCGTTGCCGGACAGGTCGCGGAAGCGGACAAATTCGTCGTTCTGGCCGTTCAGGCGGCCAAGGATCAGGTTGGAGCTAGCAATGCTGGAGAAGATCACGTTGTTGCCGGTGCCGCCTTGGCCGGTGGTATCGATGATGATGTCGGCATAGGCTGGGGCGGATAACGCCCCCAGCATGGCTGCGATAGCGAGTAGCTTTCTCATGAGGTTCAATCCTTTCGATTGAAGTGTCGTCGACGCGGCAAGGCTACGCCAAAAAGGGCTGTACTTGCCACGAATGTTTTTTAGACGGCGCTGCCCGCCCTCACCTTTTTTATCACCTGGTAGAATTCGACCCAGCGCTTGTTGAACAGGTCGCGCCGATCCTCGTAGGCCTGCAGCTTGTCGGCGCTGGAGATGCGCCAGTCATACGAGCCGAGCTCGTGCTTCGCCTGCACCGCCTTTTGCGCGTAGTGCAACGATGCGACGTTGATGCAATCGAACAGGTCTTCGGCCTGCTCGGCGGTGAGCTCGAACGTGAAGGTGGGGTTGGTCATTTTGGTTGCTCCTGTCAGATAACGATCAGCCGGTCGCCGAGACCGGGAAACTTCTTGCGCAGGGCGTCTTCGATCTGCTTGGGGGTGATCTTCGGCTTGGGTTCGCTACACTTGACACAGCACGGCGTGCCGTCAGCGAGCTTGCCGCCCCAGGTGTGATCGCATTTGCTGGTATCGGTCTGCTTGGTCATCTGCTTGCTCCGTTGTGGTCTGCCTCAGTGATCACCACAATAAGGGCTGCCCTTTAGCCTGTCAATAGGGCTGCGCAATTATTTCATGCACCCGTCCACAGGTCGTCGATCGGGTCGTCGAGGCCTGTTGCCTCGCTGATGCTGTCGAGCGGGTCGGGGATAGACTTGTTGACCCGGACCACGGTGGCGCCGGGCCAGGTGAGCTTGACGACATTGAGCGCCTGGTAGCGCGACAAGATGTGGCCGATCTCGTCGAGGGTGTAGACGGCGACGGCGCGTCCTTTCGCCAGGCGGCTATCGTAGTCCTGGGCGATGGCCACAACGCTGCCATCCTCGAGGGTGACCTCGAGCACGCCGAGCGGGAGCTGATTGGCGCCGGCCTGCTCTGCTGCGTGGTCGAGTGCCTTCCAAGCATTGATCATGCGCGGGGCTTCCCGGCGGATCATCTCCAGAGTTCCCGCCGTGATGGCTTGGTTGAGCAGGTAGCGCTGGCGATCGAACTTCTCGCGCAGTTCCTGCCCGACCAGCAGACGCAGGCGGCCGTTGCCCCATTTGGCCTCCATAGCGACGGCGAGGGCGTCGACGCCGTCAAGGAAAGAACGCCCGACAATGTATTCGCCGTGGCTGCGGTCCCAGCGCATGCCAATTGGCTTGAACTCCGGCTTAGACTTGGCCATGCAAACCTCCCTGCCTGACCCAATCCAGCCATTGCGCCTTATCGAAATCGAACTTTGCCCAGGCTTCCGGCGTGATCTTGTCGTAGCCGCCATGTTCAGCGACCAGTTTTTGTAAATCTGGCCCTTCGCGATCAATTGGCGCAGCTTGTTCAGGCTTTTCCACGTTTACGGTCCTTTCGCTTGTTAAGCATGTCCAGTTCCTTCTCGATCCTGGCGTAGTCACGGGCGTAGCCGTTGCGCATGGCAATGGCGTCGAGGCGCTGTTTTTTGACACCACCGTATTCGAGGCCGAGCTGCAGCAGCCCCTCGTAGAGCGGCTTGCGCTCCTCTGCCTTGCCCCAGGAGTGAACAAGCACGCCGCCCAACTGTCCGTGGGTTTCACGGATTGCCTGCTCGAGCCGTGCCTTCTCGCGCCAGAACGGAACCAAGCGCTTGTCGAAGTCGTCAATTTCGATCGCCAATTCCTTGGCGATATTCGCCAAACGGTTCAGTTCATCGCGCAGGCGATCCCGGGCTTCGGGTGTCGCCTGTACGGCGAAGAAGGAAAGTTGAGAGGTCATGACGCTTGCAGGTTCTTGACCCGCTTGCCTGGCGCTCGATGTTCCCGACATCGTCGATTTGGTTTGAACTCTTTCATTCGTGCTGAAATCAGAACATTGAATACCGTACCGCAATCGGGACACTGGCTTCGCCACGAGTTCAATTCGACAAGCCTGCCCTTGCGATTGTAGTATGGCTCGATGCTTTCACAGGTGTAGGCCTGACCACGATAAATCATGGTATCGCCGATATCGATTTTTCTCACTTCATCCTCCTTGTTGCATTGCACAACTTACCTTGCGTCACTCGCGGGTTTTACCGTCGCTTTACCGAAATCGGAGCGCCACGCCTGCGTCAGGCGTCCGGAGGATGACGCATTTTGCGTCACTCCGATTTCGGTAAGATGGTAAAACAGTGACGCAACGCGTTTTTCGCGTCACTAGTGCGTCACTGTGTTTTGGTCTGACGCAGAGCATTTCGACCCTCACATACGCTCGTATTGCGGTGCAGCATCCGGCCTGTTTTTTGGCACAGATTTGACCCCCTTCCTCGACCGGCGCTGAGCCGGATCGAGGTAGTCGAATGTCTCCAGAACTTCGTTCTTCAGCCAGTCCTTGATCAGGCTCCTGGCGACCACAGAGGAGCACCCCAGCAGGTCCATCATCACCCGCCCGGCCCAGCGGCTTTTCTCATCCGCCGTACCGCTGGCGCTATAGAACTGCCCGGTGGGTCCGTTCTCGTTTATGATACCGCGATCAATCGCATCGAGTACTCGTCCCAAGTCATGCATCGACACCCCGTCGAGCGCTCCAGGCGGGTTCCATGGCACCAGTACTCCCACCTCGTCCCCCGGCAGGAACCCGTTACCGTTGTTCAGCATGACGGTCTGCTTTTCGAACCACCGCACCACGCCGAGCCTACTCTGGTTCGCCTTGGCATCGTCGAACCGCACGTACCGGGTACGGTCCTCGGGCGGGACATTCATCGCCGACGCCTCGTCCTCGGTCATCATGAACAGGGTCGACATGATCCGCGCCGTTCCGATCAGCGCGCCACCCCCGCGGCTGGCGTCTGCCTCCCCCGCCATGCCGCCGGCATACTTCTTCGTGTGGTGTACCAGTAGCAGGCAGCAGCGCGCTCGGCGCGCCACCTCGCGCCACAAGATGCCAGCCCACTTCACTTCGCTGTTGCTGTTTTCATCGCCCTCGAACGTCTCGGCGAACGGATCTGCCACCACCACGCCGATGTCCTCGGCCAGAATGGTCGCGATCAGCTTCTCGACCAGCGGTGTGCGAATAACCGTCTTGGTGCGGCTGTCGGTGCGGGCAATCACCACGCTCTCGGGGTTGTCGATCAGCAGAATGCGCCCCTCGAGCCCCGCCGGATCGACCCCCATTGTCCGGGCCGCAGCCACCAGCCGGCGCCGCATTTCATCGATGTCGTCCTCAATATTGACGATCAGCACCTTCTCGGGCTTGCGCGGCGACCAACCACCCCACTCCATGCCGAGCGCCACGGCGATTGACCACTGCAGGGTCAACAGGCTCTTGCCCGACCCTGGCGGGGCCACCAGCACCGTCAGGTTCCGCTTTAGCAGCAGCCCCGGCACGCTCCAGTCGCGCACCGGCAGATGCGCCTCGTCGATCGGGAACGCCGACACCAGAGGAATGGCACGGGCGTCAATTTCCGCATTATTGACGCCCGTGTCCCTTGGCGGTTCGCTCGCCCTGCCGGGGCCGTCGCCTTCCGGCGCAGGCTTCTTTGCTTCCTCGACGAAATCCGCATCGTCCCACCGCCCCATGGTGGCCCGGAACTTCTGCCAGAACAGCGTATGGCCGCGCGGAGGGTTCTCCCGCTCCAGGCCTTCGCGCTTGGGTACGCCGGAAATGCGCGTGTCGACCTTGCGCTCGTATTCCTCGTATGCCGCCTCGGCGAGTGCTGGCCAGCGATCCTCGTGGGGGCGCATCGGAGCGGTACGCCGAAGCTCGAGCACCGCATGCCACACCACGTCGCGCATCACCTGCTCGCGGCCGTCCACCACGTTGCCGAAGGCGTCGAGGGCAATGGCCGGGTCGACAGCCGGCCGGGCAGTAAATCCGCCTTCCCGTCCGAATGACTGCCCGGCCGCACCGCCATGCTCCCTGACCAGCTCCGCGATGGCCTCCAGCAGCCATGCCGGCGCCAGGGCGACGTCTATTTCGTCCGGCGCTTGTCCGGGCAGCCATTCGTAGGCGCGCCCGCTCTCGTGCATGCTCGGAGGCAACATGGCGAAGCCGCCATGACCCCGAATGTCCACGCCGCGCGCCGTCTTGCAGGTCGGCACCACCACGCCGGCCGGCGCGCGAAACAACAACTGCCGCCCGCCGCCGCCAGTGCGCTGCTCCACAGTCTCGATCGGTAGATTGTTGTTGTGCACGGCCAAGAGGCCATTCCACCACTCGTTCGCGGATGTGGTTTTTTGTGTGTCGAGGTCGATGATGAACTGGTTGTCGCTGCACGGCCCAGTGATCAGCCCCATGTTGCGCCGCGTGGCGTTCTGCGCCCAAATGCGGTCGAAGTCGGCCTGCGGGATCAGTTCGTTCTGAATCTCGCGCCATTCCTTTAACTTGGGGCGCTTCCACTGCTTGTGCTCGTCGGGGCTCCAGGCAGGCACCACCTGGAAACGGTGCGCGCGGTACATCGCTGCCCATTGCGGCGGGTCCGCAAAGTCCGGATCAAATCCGTTTGCGCCACTGCCAGAGCCTGATATAGTCATGGGAAGTCACCTGTAATGTACGGTTGCAGGTTCGGGCCGGTAGGGGGAGCAGCCCCTGCCGGCCCAACTTTTTAGCCTAGCCGAAGTCGGACAGATCGAGCGGAGGCGCAGCAGCGATCGCCGCGCTCGCGGACGCAGGCGGCTGTGCACGCGTACCGCCCGTCGACGGCGGGCCGGCAGCAGCGGCACCATTGCCGGCAGCAGCAGGCGCCACAACGCCGGCACGCCCCTTCCACTCCAGGTCACCCCGCGGCGCCCAGCCGGCGATCTTCAGGTTCGGACGGTAGTTCGAGGATACCTTGTTTCCCGAGCCAGTCTTGATCATCGTAATGCCGTCCATCACCACCACCGGCAACTTGCCGGCATTGGCGGCTGAGTCCTTCAAGTAGTCGCGGAACAAGGTCTCGATGCCGTTGAGAAAAGCCTTCGACGTGCCCATCACTTCGCGCACGGGCCGATCGCCGCCAATGTCCTTGGCCAGCTTCAGCATGAAGCGCAAACCGTGCTTGTAAGTCGCGCCCGGCTGCGCCGGGAACTGCGCGGTCTTGCCAAGCAGGTCCCTCATCGCAACCAGCGAGGACAACGGCGCGGAACCGGACGGGAACGCAATCCAGCCGGTCTCGAGGTTTTCCAGGTCGAAGATTGCCTTGAAGTTGCGCGTGACGTCGACCGGCTCGGGCAGAAACCCTTGCCCGCTGTCGACCCGATCGATGCGGAACCACAACCCGGCGCGGGCGTCGTATTTGACTATCGGTAAAAAGTCACCACCGGCAGACGGCTCGGTGGAAAAGCCAAAGATGTTGCTCATAGTCGTCACTCCTTGCCGCTGTCAGGCCAGCGGCGGTGCCAATCCCGGGTGCTGCCGGGAATACCAGTATCTACTGCTCGATCCTCAGGCCGCTCAAGCCGGTGACCTTCTCGTAATAGGCCAACATGCCGTCGCGGCGCGCAACCATGTCCGCCATCATGCGCTGCATTGCCTGTACGTCGTGCGGCACTGACGGGTCGTAAATCTTTAGCGCACTCGCCGACCCGCGCGCGTCGTTATATTCGACCACAAGCAGATGATTGTAAGCCAGCGCCAAATGCCGCTTCAACGCCGGCAGGCGGCGTTTCACATTGCGCCGAAACGCTTCAGTGTTACGACCCCAGACTAGTCGCGCGAGATCGCCAACCGCAATCCAGCCCAACATGCCGTTGGCCATGATGTGCACCGCCATGGTGTCGTGGTTCCACACAACCTTGGTCAAATGCGCGCGCCCCTTTTGGTCGGTGACGATTTCCGGCCTGTGGTACTGCCTTAATGCCTTGTCACTCATGCCGGCACCGCTTGCTGCAGAAGCTCGCGTACACGGTTCAACCGCACCATGGCCTCGCGCGAGCCGCCCTTGTCGGGGTGCAGCTTGGACGCCAGCGCCTTGAACCCAATGTCGATCAGCGACAGCGCCAGCTTGCGCTGCAGCGCACGCTCTTCCTGCTTGGCCAACGCGTCCTGCTTGAGCGCGTCGACATTGACCCGACTGATCGCTTCCTTGACCGGCGTATGCCACGCAGCCGGCTTGCCGTAGTTGGGATTGTTGCGGGTCTTCGAGATGACGTCCCGGAAGCTGGTGAACCGGGAAGCACCGCTTCCCGAATTGTGGCGGGCCAGGTTCATGTACTCGTTGGCTTGCCTGCGGCCGACCTTGAAGTTGCGCTGGCACCAGGCATCGAATTCCGCGGCAGTCATCTGCTCTCGGGCTTCGATCATCTTTTCGCCCGCCGTCGTGTAGTACGGCATCCCAGCCTCCACCGCATGTTCAAGATCCGCCTTGATCAGTGGCACCAGCACGCGCAGTGGTCGCGCGACCTGGTTTGATCCAATTGCAACGATTTCCATAAAACAGCTTCCTCCGTTGTGGGGAAGGAACTGTAACATGATGTATGGAGATCAGGTCAATAGCTATGGGTAGTAGCTCGCCCGGCTAGATAGACCACAGGCGGTATGCGGTCGCGCGCGCCTCCGGGTTGCCCCAGTAGAAACTATCCAGCGCAGGCGCAAACAGTGTCAGATAATAAGAGGGGTCGTCGGAAAGCGAAAGCAGGTTCTCCACCTTCATCGCGATTTTGCGCAACGCCTCGCGATGCGCCAGCACGTTCTCCAGCCGGTAGGTCTCCAATTTGCGCGGCGTGACGTAGATCAGCCTTGCGTCAAGATTGTCCGATGCCGCATAGAGCGCAACCTGCCGGGCGTGCCCGATCTTTATTTCGGACGGCATCCGCTCGGTCGTCTTCATGTCCGCCAGCATGCCGTGCTGGCTCCATTGATAGTCATAGTACCCGACGATCGGCAGCTTGAGCCCTTCTGGCTGCCACTCCACCAGCCCTTGCATGCCGTCCGGCTTGCCGTACCCGCGCAGCTCCTTCAACGCCGTCTTCACCATGTCGGCAATGGTCTCGCGATACTTCTCGCGCCGAGGGTCGCCAGACAAGGCAGACAGGGTGTCGTACTTCATGTGCGCGACGTCGACGCAGTCCTTTAGCGGCGCGTCGAGGTCGTTCAAGCCGTGCGACACGCCGTCCTCGACCGCCACGCCACGATGCGCAGGACTGCCGACCGATTGGGTTTCACCCACTATATATTGTGCCACAAACATAGAAGGACACTCGGCATACAGGTTTAGCTTGCTGGCGCTGTGGCGCAGGTAGGTGGGGATCATTGAATTCTGTCTTTCCATGTTGAAGAGCCATCCGCCTCATCCAGCATGGCCATAATCCGGTTGCGGAATATGGTGCGTTCTTTCTGTTCCAGCTCGTTTAGACAAAATGCGAGAACCGCAGCACAAGCAAACATCGTGTCGCCGATTTCCATGTCGGAAACCGCATCGAACACGGTGTCGGTGGCTTTCTTCATGATTTTGATTTTTTCCAACGTGGTCATTTCAGCACTCCCGCTGCTCGCAGACCGTTCATTGCCTCATCGAGCGAATGCGCCAGGAGGTACGGATGCCCCAGCGCCTCGCACACCTTCTGGAATTCGAGCTGGTCGCTGGTCTGCTTGCCCTTGGCGGTCTTCAGTTCCAGCCAGACCACGCGCCCGTCGCCGAGCATGATGCAAATGTCAGCCACACCGGCACGCATCCCTTCCTTTTTCATCCGCGCCGCCAGCCCCATCGACCTGCGCGCCGCGTTCGGCACGGCAAACCAATACGCCTCCTTCACGGCGTGCAGCCCGAGATGCTGCATCACCATGACCTGCAGGCGGTGCTCGCTGAGTAGGCCCTTGCGGTAGTCGGAGAGTTTCATAAACAAAAGCCTATTGACAATTCGCGCCCCTGTCAATTAGGCTGCCCTTATCACTCAGCGGAGCGATCGATGCCGGTCAATGACGAGAAGCTGTTGCGTGTAGCTGCAAAGGAACTTGAGCGCTTGCGCCAGGAAAATGCGCGGCTGCGGCAGGAAATTGTGCGTTTGCACATTCGCCGTAGTGAACGCCCCGGGCAAGACTACGCAACCTACCCGGGGCGCCAACTCGAAACCACAACAAAGCAGCAGGAAGGTACCGCAGGAAAGAATGAGTGACAACATGGAATTGAGCGAGCGTGAGCAAATCGCTTTCGGGATGCTGTCGAAACGCGGGATCGTGTCCGCCGACGAGATCCTGAAAGAGCTGAAGCGCAACAAGGTCAAGATCAATGGCGCACGAGCCACCCACAGCCTCAGCGTCCTGATGAAATACCTGACCGCCAAGGCGTGTCAGGAAGGGTGGATCATCACCATGGTCGAAGGCGGCCGAGGCGTCGGCAACAAAGCATCCTACAGCATGGAGAAGAAGTTCTGATGAACCAGGAAGAGGCACAGGCCCATATGGACAAGCTGCTGAACGAGGCAGGCCGCCGCAATGTCGAGATGCTCAAGACCGCAAATCAGGCCTTGGAACGGCCACCCTGGATCGATCGCCAGATCGGCGCGCGCCCGGACGGCACCCAGGCATCCCTGACCCACCCGGTCGACATCGTGCGCAACGCCATGGAGGATGCGCGCCGCATCGTCGACAACTTCGAAAAGGAGGCAATCGAGCTCGAAAGCAAGGTCGCGCGGCTGGAGGCGCAACTCGATGCCGAAAGGGCAGTGCGGATGAGCCTGGAAAAGCAGATCGCGCAGATCGTCGACCTGGTGTCGCCGCGATGAAGGCCACCGTCATCCTGGCTATGATACCTCTTGGCCTTGCCACTGCCTTCCTGCCACGCTGGCCAGACCCTCAGCCGGCTCAGGCCGAGACCTTCACGCAGCGCTTCGAGGCAGTCTACCCGAAGCACACCTTCGAAGAGCGTTGGCAGCCCGTGGAAGCCCTCCTGGAGGCGCAGAGAAGCCCGCCTGTCGATTCCTTGGCGCCCAAGGTGGTTCGGACCATCCGGATCACCAAAGACGCTCTGGAGCCTCCCCAGGAGGTCGAGCCGGTTGCTGAGGCGCCGTTGCCGGTTCCGCGTCCGCATACCACCATCAAGCCCAAGGTCCGCCCGATCCGGGTCGCCGACATTTGCGCCCGACACGGCATGCACCGGGTCGACTACGGACGAACCTGGAGGTGCCGCAAATGAGACTTGCCGAATGGCTGATGACGACCCTGCGCGCCATTGTTCCGTGGATCAGGAAACCGCAACCCGCCATTCTGCCGCCACCCCTGCCGCCGGTCGTGGCCCGGCCTGCTTCGCTGCCGCCCCCGGAACTGCACGAGCCGGTCCCGCCGCCCCTTCACCGGACTTCCCCTGGCCCCTCAGCCAACCGGGCCGAGCGCCGCAAGCTCGAACGGCTGCGCCGCCGGCACGACAAGTTCGTCACGCCGAAGGGCCCCAAGCCGGCAAAGATCGAGCGCGAAGCGGTAGAGCCAAAGCCAAAGCCGGATCCCATCCCACCTCCCGAAGTTCCCGAAGGGCCCAGGGAGGCCTCTGGCAACTTCTACATGGCGGACAAGCACCACGAAGATCGCGAAGGGAAGAACGTCCTCTACGTGGAAACCGAAATCCACGGCATCTTCAGCTTCCGCGACACCATCCTGCAGCAGCTGGAGCTCTACTTCGTCTACCTGGAGCGGATGAGACGGCGCGACAGCGATGCCTACGCCCTCTACCGGCAGGTCGGCGCGATCGTCGTCCCCTACCTCGCCAACAACGCACACTATCGCAATCTACCGGAGAGAGACGAGAAACCGCTCGGCCCACAGAAGCCCCTGACGGCATGGTTCAAGCAAACAAGGCCGGGCTTTGGTTGCTTCGTCTACGGCGTGGATCCGGAAACGGAAAAGTTCGAAAGCAAACCCGCCCCGGAAAGGGACGGCGAGAAGACCACGTGGTGGGTTCCCAAGTTCATGTACTTCACCAAATACACCAAGCCGCCTCCGACGTTTGAGCGGATGTCCGGTGGCGACATCTACTCCATGACGATCTGGTGGGACCAGCCGTTTAACCCGAAGTTCGCCAGACGCCACAAGAACGGCGTGCCGCAGCAGTTCGGGATTTTCGTCAGTGCCGACGGCAGCAAGGTCACGGCACTGCGCGTGATCGAAACCAAATATCTCAAGGTCCATTCCCGCAAGGGTCACGAATTCTTCCGGGTGCCGCAGCGGCTGTGGCACATCCCGAACACCTACCAGGAATGGGCGCGCGACCACAAAGTAGACGTGCAGCGCTTTCTCACCGACATCTTCATCGACGCAACCTTCCGTCTGGAGCTGGCGCAAGGATCGATGATCCGCGTGGCTGCCAGCAAGAAGGACATGACTGCCGTCTTCGGTGTCGAAGTCGACCGCATGCCCTACTTCTTCCAGGACCGCGACATCCACCTCAACGAGGACGGCCACCGCAAACGCATCTTCCATATGGTCCGGCCGCACCAGCGGGCGAACGGCACGACCGTAGGGTTTCATTTTCGCGGCGAGCGCAACTTCACCTGGGCCGGCTATGACGTCGCCATCACGGTGCCGGGCCGTGACCACTACATGCTCGACGAATTCAATGTCGGTGCGCACGACGAATATTGGGATAACAAGGGAATTCGCATGAAAGAGCTTGGCTCCATGCTGTCCAAAGACATCAAGACCGGCCGGGGAGGGATGAGGTGACAGACATCGTAGAGCGGCTACGGGAGCAACCGGAATGACCAATTTCCTCCGCTACGGCTGGCCGCGCTGGTGGCTGATCCGCATTCCGGACTGGATGCTCGGCGAATGGGCGACCGAGAGGCTCAACGACTTCCTCTATCCGTCCGACCTGTCGGTCTACATTGCGCCGCGAATGGAGAATGAACGATGACATGGAAACCGGCTAACCTGAATGAAGCCGTGATCTACGCCAAGGGCTGGAACGATGCCGTGAAAGAGGCTGCCCGCATAGCGGAGGGGTTTCGTTGCGGTGCTTGCGGAATGGATGACAAGGCAGCGGCGGCGATCAGAGAGTTGGACCGCTCGATGCAGGCGTGTTGATATCGACAAGGGAGCAGTCAGATGGCCGATGACCTGTCGTGGATTGACCACCCGGCAAATCTTCGCGCTAACGCCGTTCTGCTGCGCGCTGTCGCAGATCAGTCATTGTTGCACGCCGACGAGATTGAGCGGCTGCGCAATATGCTAGACAACGTCATGAGCGTCAGGCGGCATCGCGGAGGCACCATGACTGACATGGATCGGGACGAAGTCGTGGCACAACGGTCGCGGCGAGCCATGACTGACCTCGTAGAGTGGCTGCGCAACTCGACCAGTGCGGAATGGAACGGCCCAATGCTGAACAAGGCCGCCGACGAAATCGAGCGGCTGCGCGCGAAGCTGGCCGACATTGCAAACAGCATGAAGCGCGACTGGCAAGACCCGGCCGATCACGCGAACTGGTGTATCGAGCACGCAAAAACATGACAGACATCGTGGCACGACTACGCGATTGGCCTCGGATGACACCCGCAGCCTGTAAAGAGGCTGCCGACGAGATCGAGCGGCTGCGCGCTGTTATTATACGAGCAAAGGACGCTCTGCTTGACGGACAATCGACGCAACGGGTTCACGACCTGTTGGTGGTCGCCCTACTGGGGCCAAAGCCATGACCGACTTGACCGACCGCATGCGGACCTGCGCGGCGCATCTGGCGACTGCCAGCGTCGTCGCCAATCCGGCCGCCATCGATGATGCCGCCGCGTTGCTGCTCGCCGCCGCAACGGAAATCGAACTGTTGACCGGACCGATCGACCTGGGCGAGCCGATGGAGGTCATCGAGCCAGCCGTGTTGGGAGTAGCCAAGCTCGACCCTGAAACCATGAAGCCGATCTCACCCGCGGTATGGGTGAGTGGCGGCGACACGCTGCCGGTGGCGAACCCGTACCGCGGCCCGCACACCTGCCCGAAGTGCGACAGCCGCGCCAACAAGACCGTGCGCAAGAAGGGCAAATCCCTTTGGCTGGTCTGCCCGGTCTGCGAGCACGCCTGGACGCGTTAGCTACTCCAGGCAGCTGTCGGTATTGACCACGGTCTGCCGCACCCTCTCCCGGTTCGTTTCCGTGGTGCGCTTCGTCTGTTTGATCAGCCCGCCCGGGCACGGATTGACGATAGGCGTTTCCTGGTAGATCCAGCGCCCGTAGGGCTGCTGGCATCCCGTCTCAACAACCACGACAGATATCAGGAGGACGTGTCGGATAAGGTGGCAATGGCTCAACACGGCTTTCAAAACCTGATCGGAGACGCCACCCCCAACAGGCTCGCGATGACATAGACCACGACAATCACACAGATCACCACAATCAACACGTTGATGATGGTGGCGAACGGGGCCGGGAGCGGGATGAGCGGAAGCAGTTGTTGTACGGCCCAGAGGATCACGCCCAGCACAATCAACATTAGGATGACAGATACCAAAGTTCCGATCATGGTCGCCTCCTTAAGGTCGTGTCGGCGCGATATGAAGTTCCTTCGTCATGATGTCGGTGATGCGCTCAATCGAATGCTCGTTCTTTCGCGTCGTTCCCTCCAGCACGGTCAGGCGCGTATTGATCTCGGCGAGATGCGGCGATCCGCGGACTTCCAGTGTGTTCACGCGCGCTTCGAGGTTCACCAGATAGATGCCGCCCACGATAGCCTGCCCGATCAGCAGGATTGCCAGCGCCTGATTTTCCTTGAACCAATGTGCCAGGGCGCTCATGGCGGCGGTACTGCCGGCTCACCGGGAAGCTCCTTCTGCATGAACGGCCACGGCTGCTTGGCCAACCCCTGGTAGGCTACGATCAATTGCGACCGCGTCAGGTACCAGGACTGTGCCGCGGCGCGCAGGGGGCGATGCCCGACAATGTAGGGGTCCGCTCCGGCCAATTGCCCGGCCGCGCAGCACATTTCGCCATTGCAGTACATCACGCCATCGGCCCGCGGCTGCGTAAAAGTGAGCGGGCCGCTTTCGTCCGTGATGACGAAGGAGAGGGTCACGCCGCCGCCTCCAGCGCCTCGATGCGCGCCATGGCTTCCTGTAAAGCTTTGGTCAGTGCGGCGATGACCGCCATCGGATCAGGCGCCTGTAATACGTTGTCCGCGTCCTTGCGACCCGTCGCTGCGCCCTTACAAAGTGTTTCTTGAAGTTCATGCGCAGCGAAACCCCACCGCTCAGTGTTATCTTCCGCGATCAGAGGCTTGCCTTCTTTCTTTGCTGCCTCTTTCATACTTTTTGGTGTGTGCTCTTTCTGCTTATAGCTGATCGGATTTAATTGTTTGATTTTCTCCCAAGTGCTTTGCAGCGGTGTCATGTCTTTCTTTATACGATAATCAGATAGCAGCACGTTGCCGACGCCAACATCACCGATGTACATAGCACCGTTGCCGTCGCCCTCTCCCCAGTTGATGTTGTAGGCATACACACCGCTATTGAAACCTCCATGCGTCTTGATACCCCCCGGACAATTTACAACATTACCATTACCTACGTAAAATCTTGTATTGATTACAAGTGAGTCAAATCCGGGAGCACCATTGATATTAAGGTTCGGCCACTGTAAATAGAAGCGACAATCGAAGTCGGAAGGAGACCCAGTAGTCTTAAAATCGATAGCTTCTGGTCCCTCGATCCAACTGACGGCAATGCCGGGATTGCCGTATAGACCGCCGGCAGATCCTGCACTCGACGCAGTAGCGGCATTGCCCGTGCAACTGCTGGAACTGCCGGTGCAGCTGCCGTTAACGTTGCCGTTGACGGTGCCGTTGAGCGTGCCGTTAAAGGATGACGCGAAGACGCCGCCCCCTGGAAGACTATAATTGCTGCCGTCCCAATATAAATACCGATCACCTACAGCATTCAATCGAAGCACACCGTTACTGGCTTTTAAATCACCTGCAGACGTTATATTGCCGCTCGAATTGACATTGCCGCAATTGATGATGTTGGTAGTAAGCGTGTAGCCGTTCGTGGTAAGCGTCGAACACGAGATCGCGTTGGTGGCGATGTTGCCGTTGCAGGTGAGGCTGCCGCCGGTAGTGATGCTGCCGCTGGCAGTGAGGTTTCCGATATTTAGTGTATTGAGGGTACCAGCCATGTTTTGAACATAGACTTGTCCGTTTGACCTAATGATATTATTGGTCCCGTCAGTTACCAACAAATTAGTTGCATTTAAATAAATCGTGGGCACTGTCAGCGCACCGGTCATCGTGTCGCCGGTCAAATTGACGTAAGCAGCGTCCAGCTCGGCGGCACTGCCGGCTTGCTGCACCCACGCACCCCACACCCCACCATTTTTCCTCCGGGTGTATACCGGATTTGGTGTTCCGGGGGTCGTCACTTGAATGAATATATCATTCGTTGCATCCGTTATAATGATGCACGTTCCAACAAAGCGGTTGGTTCCATTGGGGGCAGAGGTGGCTCCAATCGCAGACCAGAACGACCCGGCCTCAAATGCATGCGCGTCGTAATTGGTGACTTGCTGCCCCGCCGCCTCGGCCTTGAGGTTGGTGCGCGCCGTTGTTGGATTGTCTGCGCCCGTACCGCCCATGTTGGACGGCAATGGCTGGTTCAACGTGTTGGTCAAGTCATTGATGAACGTGTTGTAGCGGGCACTGAAAATCGTCTGGCCCGAATTGCCCTGCGTCCCGGACGGATAATAATAAATCCCGGTCCCAATATCGCGCGGCATTGCGTCCTCCTCAGTAGGTGAACTGGCGCATCATCGACGGCACCAGCGCTTCGCGGCCATCATCATACGGCGTTCCGCCCTCGACCGTCGTGGCTCCAACAAAGGCCCGACCGGATGGACCCATGCCAGGACCCGCGACCGGGACCGATCCTTGCGTCTGCGCCCGGTAGAGCGGCGAATTGGCTCGCTGCGCAGCGGCGACTTCTTCCCATCGGTTCTGCAGCCCGCGCTGCCCGAAGCCGTACGCAGCCCGACCAAGGCCACCGCCGACAGCGGAACCGACAGCGGAACCAACGCCGCCGCCGGTCGCAATGCCAAACGGGCCGCCGGCAATGCCGCCGACTGCTCCAGTCCCGCCACCTACAACACCGCCTACGCCTGCAGCCACTGCGCCCTTCTTGGCGCCGACCAGATTGGCGAGCCACTCCGCATGCGTTGGCGTGATGGCGGTTTCCAGCTGGCTCTTTGTCTCCGGGGTCCAGCCACGTAACTTAGGCTGCGCGCCGGTTGCGTCGGTCTTCAATAGCCGATTGCCTTCACTTACCAGCTGATCCCCGACCGGCGTTCCCTTCGTCCGCTCGACCCGCTGCGCATTGGCAAGAGGCGCCTCCACCTGACCTGCGCGCGCCCAGGCGGCGTAGTTGCCGCGCGCCGTCTGCGCCACCTCGGCCGCCATTTGGCCGAACTGCGGCGCCGACGTCACGGCGCCAGACTGCGGCGCATTGACCAGGAACCGATCGAACGTTTGGCGCAGAATGCCAGCCGCATAGCCGTTCTTCTCGCCGGCGCCGGTCGTGTTCTTCATGCCGGTGAGGGCTTGCCGGGCTGCCTCGATCTGCGTTGGGCCAATGTCGCCATACCGATTGGCCCAGCCGTAAGCACCATTGCGCAGGTTTTCCATGACGCGATAGACCGCCGTCGCGTTCTCCGGAATGGCACTGCCCTTGAGCATGGTCTGCTCGGCCGCCGCGAGGTCCCTGGCAAAGTGCGGCATCGAGTAAGTCGCCGGGATTTGCGACAGCGTCTTGTAGTTGCCCTGGTAAGCCGTTTTCAGATCAGCCGATGGCGGAACCGGGATCTCTCGGCCCGTCGCCGGATCCCCCGGCCGCTGCGTCACGGCGGATTTCGGGATCAGAGGCGCGAGGGCGGCGTTGATGGCGCCACCGACCGCGGCGCCCTTGCCGGCGTTGTACAGGTAATCTTCGGGCTTTCCGGTAAAGGTCTGGCCGGCACCCTGCACGCCACCAAAGATGGCACCCTCGGTGCCGTAGCCGGCGACGCGCGCCGGCACGGTGCCGCCACCGTAGCCGGCAATCCCCGCACCAATCTTGGCGGGCGCCATGGCGCCTGCGGCGGCAACGCCGCCTGACACGTCACCCAGCGGCGTGGCGATCGGTGAGCGCTCGCGTCTCTCCTGCAGGTCTTTGAGGCGCGCGTCGATGGCGGTGTTGTAGTCAGGCTGCGCCTTCCAGCCGAACGTGCCGCCCAGCATGGGATCCGGCAGCGGAACGCCCTTGCCCTTGGCGACGTCGAGCACGGCATCCAGGCGCGGAGCAATCCCGGCCGAGAACGACTTGCCGGTAGCCATGAGATAGTCGCCAAACCCCTGACCTAGCCAGGATGGCCAGCCCATCTCGGACTGCTGCTTGCCGGTCTCGGTGGCCTGAAGGGCGGGCTTACCGGGATCGTCTTCGTAATGCCTGGAGCGCGGCGCCCCGGCTGCCGGCGCTCCTGTCCCCGGATCGTCGTCGTAGAGGCC